TTGCCTTCACCCGTGACTGCAATAGAGCCAGCAGTGCTAGTACCAGTCAGCGTGTTTACAAGAATGGTGCTCATGCGAGGTCTCCGTGCCAGTTTGCAGAGTTTAAGTTCACATCATTAGCCGATGTTCCTCCTGAACCCGGAAAAGAAAAAGTGTGAAAAGTCATATGGTTAGTAGCAATACCTGAACTTGAACCCCTTGCTCCTATGCCCCTGTTTCCGTCTCCGTCTGTTTCACCTGTGCCGGTAGAAAACGCATATTCAGTGCTGTCAAAAGAGTTAGTAAAAGTTATTTTACCCACTCCAGTGCCACCGTCAGTGAGGCTACTTACTGAAAAACTTTCATTAATATGTGCTGTGCTTGACATATCCCACTGCGCCCAACACTTACTGGCCTGTTGCTTCGTCAGCGTAACCGCGCCGCCGCTGGTGCTTTGGATGGTATCTGCCTTTAACGTACTCATAGCGTCACCAATGTCCCGCCGCTTTCAACGGTCAGAGTTACGCCACTGGCTACAGTGAACGGCCCAGTCACGTTTGCGTTCTCAGTTGCAAGGATGGTTGTGTCTGCCGTCAACGACTGTGCGTTGGTGCGGAACAGACCGCCGCCTTTAAAGTTGCCCTTGTTCTCAGCAGCGGGTGTGATTGTTGCGCCCTGTGGAGCAAGGTAATTTACGAAGATATTGCCGGTGCCATTCGACGGGGCAGCAGTGAATGTCAAAGTCGTGCCGTCAGGAATAGTGTACGCTGCAGTGTCTTGGATAACACCGTCCACTGACACGAGTACATCCTGCACAGAGGATACTGCAGTGGTCAGGGTGAATGTGGTATCGCTGCCATCACCATTGAAACGCTGTACTGCAGTCGTACTCTGGAAGTTATCGGCTGTCTGCTGACCCAGATACGGCATTAGGTTATCTCCATGATGCTCATAGTTACGCTGACCTTATCCGCTACGGAACAGTCAATCTGAATTTTGTCTGTGGTTTCAAGCACTACTTTGTTACCAGCAAGAATTTCAAGAGACGCACCAACAGGAATGGGAGCATCTTTCAACAGGAATGTTGTTGTATTGGTTGCTGAACGTCCGCCACCAGATGTATCGCTGACTAGCTTTACACTAGCTGTGACTTGACTGGTGTGTACGTTAGCTAAAACCATACCCAAGATAATGGTAGTTGTACTACCCGGTGCTGTGTATAGGTCTTCTGGACTACCGCTAGATGCTGGCATAACGTCATGCGATACTACCTTAAATGTGTTAGCCATTTCTCATCCCTCTTCGGATATATTATACGTTATTAATCGTTGATTGTCAAGGTTATCCAAGCGCAATCGCAAGGGCCGTCGCCTCGTTAGCAGCATCAGCAGCAGTTACAGCCCCGATATCTGAAATAACTTCTGATGTAGAACGACTTTCAAGTCCGCTAGATGTAAACCTAGCGTACTCGTCATCAGCCACAGACGAACTGTCGATCTTGACCGCGTTGGTGTTCGAGATGCCAAATGTCAGGGATGCCTGTCCGCCGATGTCAGACAGCACCTCTGATGCGGAACGTCCCTCAATCGACGTGCCATCGATGCGAAGGAAGTCGTTGTCAGCGGCACCACTTGTAAACACCGCTACGTTGCCGTTGCTGATGCCGGTATCAGTAACCGCTGCTGTACCGAGTCCAAGAGTCGTACGCTGGGCAGCAGCGTCAGCGTCATCCAGCAGAGCTTTACCTGCTGCTGTGAGGTCATATGTGGCTGCGCTGCCGGAACCGCTAAACTGGATACCCTTGTCAGCAGCAGACGTGAGGCCAGCAAGTGCCTGTAGTTCTGCGTCCAGACGTGCGTTTGCAACGGTGCCGGACAACTGACTGGCATCGATGGTTTTGTTAGTGAGTGTCTGAGAGCCGGACAGCGTAGCTACGGTGCTGTCGATTGCAACAGTCAAGGTATTGCCCGAGCCGGACGTATCGATGCCGGTGCCGCCAGCAATGTCGAGAGTTTCGCTGTCGAGGTCGATGCTAAGTGCGCCGCCGCTGTCCCCCTGAAAATCTAAATCAGACGCAGTAACCTGTGCATCTACATACGCCTTGATGGCTTTGGCTGATGCGAGGGTGGTGTCTGTCCCGGCAACACTCGATAGGTCTGTGTCGAGGACGCCCGACTTGAGGTTGTCCACTTCGATGTTCGACAGAGTATTGTTGTCGGCATCGAGTGTCTTATTTGTCAGAGTTTTTGTAGTTGCGGCGAGGTACGTGTCGAAGGTATCGACTGTGGTCTGACGCATCGTTCCAGCGTCGTTGGTTACGATACCATCCCCACCTGCCACGGCTGTTGTGCCAGCAGATGTGCCACCATCCATTAGGTTGAGTTCTGCGGCAGTGGCAGTTACATCCGTACCGCCAATGTCGAGGGTTGTCATCGACACTTCGCCAGCGACAGTCAAGACATCCGATGCGAGGGTCATCAGGTCTGTGTCGTCAGTGTGACCGATAGTTGTGCCGTTGATGTTGACGTTGTCGATGACGGCCTGTGTGATTGCACTGTTCGTGCCGAGCGTTGCGCCGTCGATAGAACCACCGTCGATGTTAGCTGTGTCCGCAGCCAAGCTGTCGATGTTGGCGGTGCCGTTTATGTGTAGGTCTTTGAACTGCTTGCTCGACGAGCCGAGATCGATATCATTGTCGGTTGTTGGCTCAATCACGCCGTCCTTGATAACAAGCTGCTCTACAGACGAACTGGATACGTCAACCGAAAACTCAATCTGATTGTTGGGGTTGTCAATGACGACTTTGTTTAGCGGCGTAGTTTCGCCCGGATCACCGATGAGTCCGATGACCGGACCCTCTGCAGCGGTGCCATCGTGCTTGTGACCGCTGGAATTATTGAACGCAGCAAGAACCTGATCGAATTCGTTGTTACTGTGTGCGGCGGTGATAGTATCGCCGTCAGAGTAAGACGACTGTCTAGTGTAACCTGCCATGTGTTATCTCCTCCCTCCCGGAGTAAATTCTAATTGATACCCTTTGACTGATATGGGGGCTGCGCCCTGTGTGTCATCCAAGCGCACAGCTACTGTAAATCCCCCGCCTTCTACGCTCTGTCGTACAAGCGGTGTGCCCGATGATCCGTATACTGCGGTGCCGTATGTCGATGCAGCCAACCCGTAGAGTGCGATTGCCGATCCGGTAGTCAGATCGTATTCTGCTGGCTGGGGTACATCCGCCGAACTAAAGTCATAACGAATACGAAATTTAGAGTTGACTGCGCCGTCGTTGTCATAGTTCCAGATGATGCGCTGCATCAACTTTCGTATACCAGCATCTCCCATCGTATAGTCAGGAGAACGATATATAGCGCCTATGTTAGTGCCGTCAAAAGTGTTGCCCGACTCTTGCTTGTGGATGTATCCGTCGTATCCGCCGTGTAAAATCGTCTCGACTCCACTGATAAATCCGGAAGCAGCACACGCGGGTTTGATACCCTTGAGGTCTGCGTACTCCCAGCCTATACCACCTTCGACGCCCGACTTGATAACTCCTATGATGCCGAGAGCAGCCGATGACGCTTGTGAGTCTGTGGGGAAAAACAGACGATACTGAGTCTTTCCTCGTATAACTAGAGAGGACATTCTTTCCGTGGACACATTTTCTAGGCGAGGCTGTATCTGCTTCGACACGGTGCCGAGTTCAACGTCGCCAATCTTTTCAGTACCAGCAACTGTGCGTAGTCCGTCAGGTGCGAGAAAGACGATATCACCCGATATCTCTTGGATGCTGAAACCGTCTACACAACCAATCTTACGTGTGACTGGTACGACTACAAAATCTGACGAACTCGAACCTGTGATCTTAAAGATAGAGTCTTCGCAGAAAACAAAGAGACTTTCACGGAAGACTTTGATGCCCTTGATGATGCCGTCAACCTTAATTGATCCGGCACCGCTACCCCCCGTAAAATTATCTTCGTCGAAGGGCACACTGAAGATAAGCTCCTGCGGACTTGCAGACATACCCGCGTAGAACACGTGACTCCGGAACACCTCCACAAACGCGGGGTCCGCCGGTCTACCGCTGGCACTTACGTCAGTGACGCTAGTGTTGTTAAAGACCGATGCGAGGTTTGCGCCGTCTACGAAGACTACCTTGTCTGTGCCGTCGAAGTTAAAGTTAACGAAGTTGTATCGTCCGGCACTGGTGCGCCCCGTATCTATCTCTGTCCATGATCCGGTTGCGCCGCCCTTGAATACCTTTTCACCACGTGCAGCAAGGACTTGATCTTTGTAGATGTGTACACCAATAACCTTTTCGGTAGACGCGCTGGTCTGTGGTACGATGTTCGAGTTGAACTTAGCGAACCCGTTGATGCGGCGATATCCGCCGTTGATGTCAGGTTCGAAGTTTTGCAACTGTGTAGCTGCACCGGGGGGTAGGGTAAAGGCATCCTTATCAAGCACCAAACCGCCACCTAGCTTCACAACAAACGGACTGAGTAGTGAAGTATCTGGCATCAGACGGCCCTCATATAATCCTTACGGTTGATTAATTCGACACGCAAGCGAAGTAGTCCTTCCTTGTAGTCACGCAACGCAAGCTGTGCAAACTGGACATCAGAGCGAAGCATATGAACGTAGTAACGAGCGCGGTTGACGATGACATCGTGGAAACGCTCGGGTATGACAGATACGTCAGTATTGTTGACCAAATCTGATGTGGTCTGATAGTAGTAATACCTGACGGTGTAAGTAGAAACGTCCGGCACGGGAGACAAGCCGATTTTTTGATCAGGTGTTTTGTAGACAAACTCGGGTAAGGCCCGTGCGCTTGTGTCCGGATTTGTATCCGCCTCGTTGCGTTGTTCGAGGTACTCGTTGAATGACAGGTACTTCAGTTGTTTTTCCGCCGTGGATGCGGACTCTTGTACAGTAAAACTATCATAGTCGACAGTTTTTGCATCTGACTCTCGGGAATACTCTCCTGTTCCCGCAGTAGTCGTAAAAGACTGACTAACAACAGTAAACGGCCACTCAACTTCGGAGTTAATAATGTCTCGCTGCGACTTGTTGATGAAGTCTTTGACTGACGTTTGGATGCCGCGCGTCGAAGAAACTGTAGTGATTTCCACTTCATTTATTTCTCGTAACACAGCGTTGATAAGTTCTAGGAATGTCATCTATCGTACCTTGCGATATGAGCGGGTCTTTTTTGCTATCTTCTTCGGTTGCCTAGCAACCTGTTTACCCGCCTTCGTGGCCTTACGCTTTGCGCGAGTCGTAGCAGCGTACTCTTTCGCGGAGAGCGCCTTAATAGCTTTTTCCGGTAGATATCTCTCCCCGGTAGCTTTCGGACCTTGTGTGGACGGCTTGCCACTTTTGGTGCGCCACTTCTGCTTAGTCCAAGCTGTCAAAGAGCGTTGGCTCTTCTTCTTCGGCATCTGCCATCTCCATCGTTAAAGTAGCGAGGGCGGCCAATTTATCTTGCGCTCCGCTCCATCTTGAAAGCGCTTGATCCATTTCTTCCAAGAGACCCGGATGTTCACCGATGCCAACAGGATGATCAATGTAAACTTGGAATACAAACTCTGCATCTGCCATCTCCGCCTGATATTTGTGTTGTAACGCCTGTATCGCTAACTTGTGCATTATTCCTCACTATAACTTACCCTGATGATGCGCCAACAAAAGAATAAAACCCACGAGTATTGCTAAAAGTGTTGACGATATTATTGTGATCAGAGTCCAGTCTACTATCTTTCTACGTCGTTTGGCTGCTGCTATTTCTGCTTCTCTTCGTGCTGTCCGTGCCTTTGCTTGGAAGCGTTGCCAGTCTCCCCACAGTCCGGGCCGTCCAGCATATATCATAATCTGTTTTAGTTGATCTTCTTGTTCCCGTATCTGTTCGAGAGCCATAAACTCCTCTAGGTCAGAACTATTGCCCTTTTTAGTCGCCTTACGCTGCAAGTCCTCCTTTGCACCCACAAAGTTCGCAATCGCAGTCCCAGCACTGGCAATGTCTTTGCCGTTCTGGACCGCCGTCTTTATCACTGCGAACGCTGCATTTGCAGCGGCAAGTTCTGCTAACATCAGTAAACTCGTACGCTTTCATCGACTAACTTAGGTAGGCAGTATGCCGTCACCTTATTCCCTTGCTTGTGGAGTTTTTGAGCGAACCACACACATTCGTTGAGGTCGCGGAAATACATGTCCTTACTTACCATGCGTTGTTCTTCCCCTGTGCCGAGAAGCACAAACAGAAGAAACACATGTTTCATCGCTTGGCTTTTTTGGCTCCGCGACGGGTAGGCTTGGATTTGCCCAAGACTTTACTGAGAGTCTTGTGCTGTCCAGTGTGAGCTTTGACAGCCTTCTTAAGACCCTTCGCAACTTTCTGGACGCGTTTTCTATTTTGTGGTGTAAGTGCCATCAGTCTTTATAACCTCCTCCGGCTTTTTTGTAGGCAGACGCAAGCATCTGAGCTTTACGCGCCGACCACTGACCCGGGCGTCCGCCCTTGCCACCGGCCTTGATACGATTGAATATACGTTTTCTCATTCCGGGCTTAGTGTAGTTGCCAGCCTCATTAACTCTACTCTTGCCCTTCGCTTTAGACTTCGACGATTTGCGAGTTTTTCTAACCCGGCCACCCTTCTTGAGTTCTTCTGTTTCCTCGACGCCCGTGATCTTGTCAGCGTTACGTGTTGCGTAGAAGACTTCTTCACCCTTCTTACCCCCGTATGTGCGTTTCATCGACTGCATGATCTTTTTGCCTTTGTCTGTTAGGGGCATCAGAACTGTCCACTCTTCATGGCGTCCGAAAGTTTCGTCGCTCGTGATTTGACCTGCCGCGCCCAACGCGAATCGAGCATCTCGACGGATGCGGTGTCGAAGTCTTCCGCCTCGATAGCAGCCCACATCTTCTTGAATTTGCAGAGGCGTGGCACGCCCATATTGAATGCCATGTCCATCACAATCAGTTGCCGCACAGCATCGAGGTCGTACACACAGGGCTTCGCTCGTGCTAGTTCGTTCTCTACGATTGCGATGTCGTTAGTGGCGAGATAATACGCATCCGCTTCTGTGATGCCGTGTTCGTAGACAGCATCTATGGAGGGAATATCCATGTAATCAAGTTCTTCTTTACTGATCCCCCGGCCTTCTAAATTGCGCCCGATACCTATAGTGTCGATGCCGAGAGTGTCCTTATACACGGTAAGAACCAAGCCTTCGTGCTGTCTTACCTTCTCTACGAATGTGTTTAAGTCGTATTTCATTCCACGCTTTATGTTATTTGCATTCATCATTTCTTCGCCTCATGTCCCATCCAGACCGCAAATGCACCGGTCATAGCCCCCGTCACTACACTGACAAGTGCCGCCTGTTGACTCGTCGGGTCCGGAAGTTGCATGAACCACTCCACCACGCGCCACGCCGAAAGGGACATTCCCAACATCATCAAACGGGGGAGTATCTTCCACTTCAGTATGCGCTCCATCGTAACTTCGGCCATACTTACTTTTTCCCAAAGAATTTAGTAGCGCTACGAACGCCAAATGAGGCAGCAACGATAACCCCCAGAGAATATTGATACCATTGCGGCATAGCCTTGAGTTGCTCGAATCCATTAGCCACGACTCCTTCCATGCCCGGTATGAACGCAAGGATCAACGGCACCGAAAACAAAATGACCAGCCACTCGTCTTTCCACGATGACTGGCTTCCACGTGCCATTTCCAAGTCCCATTCGAGTTCCCCCGTAGCCTTCTTTTCCATGATGGTCGCTTCGGCTTTTGCCCTTGCGACTTTGGCCCCCGTTTCGGCTTTTGTCTTTTCGACCTTGCCCTCTAGCCACGTACCGGCTAGATTCGCTATCGGGCCGATCAATGCAGTTAGCATTTCCACCTCTTCCGCGCCTGTCGTAGGCGGCTATTCGGATTCTTTGCAGCCTTTGGAAACTTCTTCATCTGCCCAGCAGAACGCGCACAGAACGACTTACGACGCTTGGCATCCTTGCTTCCGGGTTTGACCTTGCCCGTGACTGCAGTCTTCAATTTAGAACCGGGGTTCTTGCGACGATACGCAGCCACCCCGGCCTTAGTCATGCCAGCCCCTGCTTTCGTTGGCCGAAAGTTCTTTTTGTTACGGGCTGGCATCTTGTCGGCTTTGCGTGCCATCATCTCTTCCTTGCGGTCTGTGCAGCACGCTTGAAGTTGCCCTTTGTCGGTGCGCCCTTGCTGCCAGCCTTACGCATCTTCTCGCCGCTACCGGCCTTAATACGACGACGCTTGGCTGCGATGTTGGCGTATAGTCCGCGACGTGCCATCTGACTACGCCTTTACGAGCTTGAAGCCTTTTTTCTTAGCAGCAGCACGGAGCGCCGCAACGGTCATTGCACCACCACGCTTAGTCCCCTTTGCCTTGCCGCCATTTTTCATCGCCATTCTAGCGCCACCGCGTTTACCGCCTTTAGCCATACCTTTGGCTTTCATAGCTTTGCCGCCGTTACGCATCATTCTGCGACCGCCGCGCATACCACCTTTAGCCATCTTTTTAGCACCGCCACGCTTGCCGCCTTTAGCCATGCCCTTACTCTTCTTCGTCATCTTCTTCATAATCGCTCTCCGCGTAGAGGTTATCGAATACCCGTGCCGTATCGTTGACGTAATTCGGGTCTTGCTTTGAATGATGGACCCACTGACTAGGAGCGAAGTCCGGTGGGCCATCGCCCGTTACGAACCAAGCAGGATTGGTCACCCTGACCCGGTTGTTCGGAAGAGCAACAATGTTGCCCGTCCACTTGCCAGCATCCATAAGTTCGAGTACGTGACTCTGTTTATGTTGTGCCGGATCGTCCGCTACCTCAGTATCCGTGTAGTCCACGGTGAAGTAATACTTAGCCGGATAGAACTCTCCGTCTATCTTAGCCAGCCACGGACACGGTGTGCCTCTGTTGAAGACAAATACTGAGTGGTGATGTGACTGACAGTCCCACGGCTGTGCCAGATAAGTAGGTATAGGTTCAGGCCACTCATCGAAGGGTGTGTCCCCTACTAGGGCTGTCAGGGGCATACGTGCCCACATCGCTCCGCCGTGTACGTTTTCTTCTTCGTCGCATCCCGTAAACAAAACTTGGAAGGATAGGGTACGCATCGGTAGGGTGGTGACGCCTATCGCCATCGCATGTAAGAATTCACCCTGATATCTATCGTGATTGGTGGTGTATTCTCTTCGCACCCAAGTTTTGAAATACGGAATGTTACTGGTTATGTAGTTCATCGCAGGACTCCTGTTACTTTCCCGGCAGGGGTTCCTGCTTATATCATATATAAGTTAGAAGATCAAGGGGGCAATAGAAGCCCCCCTGATATAAGTTATTACGTTCCGGTCGAAACGGTAGCAGACTCGACAGGGTTCTGCGACACGTCGCACAGGACGGCGTGTACACGGAAACGCAGTGCAGTCGTACCGGATGATCCGGCGTCAAGCACAGTCACCTGAACAGAGTCAGCAGAAGTGACCATGTTGTTTGCCGTAGCCTTCAGGTTGAACTGAAGGAT